CTCGGGTCTGCACCGTTCAGGCGTCACAAGTTTAATCAGTGTCTCCTCAATACTCCGACGCATCACCATATGGTGTTCGTCATGACCAAGGAAATGGGGACTTTCATTAGGCGTATGTACCCGACTCTTCTCCACATTCAGATGGATTCCCAATTCAGCAAGGGCCTTCGCTGAATCATCAAGTGATACTGGCCGATCCGCAGCCATCACACTATCATCGCCCAACACGAGATACCGTGCGGACTTGAATCTAACCATACGTTGTAGGTACTCTAGACAGATTGCATTCACGATGCTGTCAACAATCTGGGTAAAACAACTTCCACTAGGGACACCATGTCGTCTACCTGAGTAAATATACCCATCTGGCGCCAACAATGGACTCGTATGGAAATATCGGGTGATGCGCTCCCAATCCGCTTCATCCTGCTCCGACATGACGAATGAGTCATGTATAATAGAAAAAGCCATCGAAGATAGCTTAGCAGGAATAGATGTGTCGAACTTAGAGTAATCCAGCTCAACAACAAACCGACCCTTCAACCGTATCTCATTCAGCAGCCCACACGTCTCGAAGTCATATCGACCTCCAGCATATGCTGTATGATGCTTAATGATAGCCTGTTGATACGGATAGAAGAAACGGCCCTCAATAAGAGACATCTCAAATGGGTAACCATTGACATACCTTGCTTGCTCTTCATTCTTACCACGATGGAAGAGAACTACAGGTGGAGGACAAGCTTTAGGCTTTGCTTGCAGTTTCCGGGCTGCTTGCATCGCACGTGGATAGTCTTCCGCTTTTGACCTAAGGGTAGGTAACCCAGCATTGCTGCTAGGCACGTAAGGTACTACCTCTAAATCTAATGGCTTTAGGTTACTCAGCCGAAACATACGACGCACCTTTTCGAAAGCCTGTCTTAGGACCACGGGATTGTAGTTTCCCATTACGCCACCATGTTCCTGTGCCTCACATTGCTTTCGTATCATGTCAGGTGCATACTTCGAACGCGGAACCAGTTTACCTGTTGGAATTTTCTTTCCCAACACAAGCTCAATCGCATTCAAAATATCGTACAAAATGAATGACCCACTCTTACGTACGCAAGAACTGAAAAACTTGTCCGCTGCGTCATCGTCATAGGCTTGCCAGGCCTTTCGGGCGTAGGTGGGAAAATAGCTCGGAATTTCAGAGTTCTGAAGTTTGATTAAGGCTTCGCGACTCATCCGGATACCTCCTTCATGACAAGTTTCCCTTCAAGAGTTTGCGAGACTCCATCAGCTGGTCATCTTTCGTGCATTTGTTAGTGAGTTTCTTTCTCACGGTCATTTATTGTGCAC